ATCCAGGCCGGCACCATGTCGGAAAGCCAGGAGCTGGTGTTCCTGCAGACCTTCGCCCGGCGCATCCGTGTGACGCGGCAGATGCTGGTCAACGACGACCTCGGCGCCTTCACCGACTTCGCCAGCATGATCGGCCGGCGCGTGGCCGATTTCGAGAACGCGACGGCCTATGCGCTGGTGAACAGTGCCAACGGCGATGGCCCGACGCTCATCACTGGCAATGCCGCGGTCTTCGGGACGGCCGCGGCCCGCGCCAACAAGGCCGGCGCCGGCACGCTGCTCGACCTGCCGAACCTGGCGCTCGGCCGTGCCGCCGTGATGCGGCAGCGGACGCTCGACGGCCTGCCCATCGCGGTGGGCGCGCAGATGCGCCTGCTGGTCGGGCCGAACCAGGAGCTCGCTGCCCGGCAGCTCACCGTCTCGGTGCAGGCGACGCAGACCAGCAACGCCAACGTCTATGCGGGCTTCGTGCAGCCGCTGGTGGAACCGCTGATCCCGGCGAACCGCTGGTACCTGTTCTCCGATCCCTTCGCCGCGCCGGTCTATGTCTACGGCTACCTGAACGGCGCCGAGGGGCCGCAGGTCACCACGGGCAATGTCCAGGGCGTGGATGGCGTCGAGGTCTCGGTGATCTTCGACTTCGGCGTCGGCGCCATCGACTGGCGCGGCGCCTGGTTCAACCCGGGCATCTGATCAACGTGACTTCAGGATGGGCACGCCGTAGCGCTTGGCGTGCCCATCATTGGTCACGAAGGTCGCCTCCTCAGCCGCGGCCTGTGCCAGCAGGAGATGATCAAAGGGATCACGGTGCTGCTCGGTCGTGGGCAACCACATCAGCCGCGCGACATGCACGGGCGTCAGATCCAGCATCCTGAAACCTGCCCGCACGCTGTTTGCGATCAGGTTCTGCAGGTCGACCTCCAGCTTGCCGATGCGGACCTTGATCGCCGCCTCCCATAGCGAGACGACGCTCACCAGGACCTCGTTGTCAGGGTCGGCGATGGCCGTGCGAGCGCGACTGCCCAGCTGGGCATCGCCGCTCGCAAACCACAGCAGCACATGCGTATCGAGCAGGAGTTTCACCGGCGGCGCTTGGCCGGCGGGAACACGTCAGCGTCGATCGAAGCCAGCACATCGGCAGGCGTCTCGTCGAAGTCGGGCGCCATGCGAATCTGACCTTGCATGAAACCGAAGGGGCGCGGTTCGGCCGACTTCGGCAGGACCGGGCCCAGCCGTGCGACGGGTTCGCCATTGCGGGTGATCACCACAGACTCTCCGCCGCTGACGCGGCGGAGGTGATCCGACAGGTGCTCCCGCAGTTCGCGAACGCTGACCTTGACTTCGTTGGGCATCAATCCGGCTCCGGTGTCCACCCGGTGTGTACACCCTGGCGGTCTCGCCGGGCAACCGAAACCCCACTCACCAAACCTGGAGAAACCCATGCGCAACTACGTGCAGCCGGGCAACAGCCTGGCCATCGCCGTCCCCTACGCGGGCGGCATCCTCTCCGGCCAGGGCGTCCTGGTCGGCGCGCTGTTCGGTGTGGCCGCCGTCGACGGCGCGCAGAACGCCATCATCGAGGCCGCCACCCAGGGCGTCTTCGACATCACCAAGGAGCCGGCACTCGCCATCACCGCCGGGGCGCGCGTCTTCTGGGACAACACCAACCGGCGCATCACCACCACCGCGACCGGCAATTTCCAGGTCGGCATCGCCAGCCTGGCGGCGCTCGCGGCGGACACCACCGTGCGGGTGTGGCTCAACCGCGTGCCGGCGATCGGCACGTGAGTATCGATCCCAAGGCGACCCGGGGCTATCGCAACCGCAACCCGGGGAACATCGAGCACGTCCCCGCCAACAAATGGCAGGGGCTGGCCGAGCCGCCCTCCGATGGACGCTTCTGCCGCTTCACCAGCCATGAATTCGGCATCCGCGCGCTGGCCGTACTGCTGCTCGCCTACCAGGACCGGCACAGGCTGCGCACGCCACGCGCGATCATCGAACGCTGGGCGCCCAAGGTCGAGAACGACACCGCGGCCTATGTCGCGGTGGTGGCGCGGCGGATCGGCGTCGGTCCGGACGAGACGATCGACCTGCATCGACACGATCACCTCCGCCCGCTGGTCGAGGCGATCATCCACCATGAATGCGCCGGCCTGTCCTATCCGGCCGGCGTGATCGATCGGGCGCTGACGCTCGCCGGTGTACCGCCAGCCGCGCCGGCGACACTGCGGGAGGTGGCAGCCGCGACGGGCACCGGCCGCGGCGCGGTGTTGGTGGGCGCTGCGGGCATCGCCACCGCGGTTGCGCAGGCCGCCCCCGCCATCCAGGCGCTGGGCACGCTGGCACCGGCCGTCGCCATCGCGGTCATCGTGGCCGCGGTGATTGGCGTGCTCGCCTGGCGGCTGCGGCGGCCGGCATGAATGCCTTCGCCGCGGCCATGCACGCGTTGGCCGCGGATCCGAACATCGGCACGGCGGCGAGCTATCGCGTGGGCGGGATCGGGGCGCCGGTCCTGCTCCGCGTGGTCCGCTCGGCACCGGACCGGCTGGGCGACGCCTTCGGCACCAGCGTCATCCAGGCCAGCGATGTCCTGACCGTCGCCATCGCCGTGCTGCCAGCGGTGGACGCCGACGACACCTTCACCCTCGGCCCCGACACGCTGACCGTCCAGCACGCCGAGCGGGACGCCGCCGGCATCGCCTGGCGCGTCTTCTGCCGTCGATAGGAGCACCGCCATGATCGACCCCGAACGCATCGGCGCGATCATCGGCGAGGCGCTGCTCGCCGCCGCGCTGGGCGCGCTCGGGGCCGTCGCGCGACTGACTGCCGCCGGCCGGCCGATGCTGAGCGGCGCCTTCCTGCTGCACACGCTGGCCGGCGGCAGCCTCGGCACCGGCGCCTGGCTGATCGCGCGGGCGCTGGCGTTGGACGGGTGGTGGCTGTTCGCCGTCGCCTGGCTGGCTGGCACGCTCGGCTATGCCGCGTTGCATGACCTGCTGCTGCGCGTGCTGAATCGCCGCCTGGGCGGGCCGTAAGTCATGCGGCTCGGCGCCAGCATCGTCGGCGACCTGCGCAAGGTGCTGGCCGACGAGGTGCGCGCCGGCGAGCGCGCGGCGATGACCGCCATCCGCGCCGAGACCGAGCATGTGAAGGCCGAGCTGCGCCGGCAGGTCACCACCGCCTTCTCGGGCAACGCGCGGGGCATCGCCCATGCCTGGCGCTCGATGATCTTCCCACGATCTGGGCAGTCGCTGCGGCCGGCGGGGCTGGTGTTCACCAAGGTGCCGAAAATCGTCGACGCCTTCGAGCGCGGCTCGCTGATCCGCGCCAAGGGCGGCGGGAAGTTCCTGGCGATCCCCACGGGCTTCAATGCCGCCAGGGGACGCAGGGGGCGCGGCGAGAAGGGCATGCGCGTCACGCCGGCTCAGATGGTCGCCTCCGGTCAGGCCTTCCTGCGGCCCTTCAAGTCCGGCCGTGGCTTTGTGTGGTGCCTGCCGCTGCGCCAGGGCGAGCAGACCGGGCGGCGGCGCAGGACCCGGCTGGTCGCGGGTGGCGTCACCGAGGTCGGCACCGCCAACCGCAAGGGCCGCGAGGCCTGGGCGCGCGGGCTGCTCGCGCAGGGGATGGTGCCGATGTTTCTCCTCCTGCCCCAGGTGAAGCTCGCCAAGCGGCTCGACGTGCGCGGTGCCGCCGAGCGCGGGCTGCGCCGCCTGCCCGGCCGGTTCGTGGCGGCCTGGGAACGCGAGAGCGGTAAGGCTGCATGATCATGCGCGCGCGCTTCCTCCTGCTGCTCGGGCTGGTCGTGCTGTCCTGGCTCGCCATCCCGTTTGGCCTGGCGCTCACCTGGATCACCGGCCGTTTCTTCGCATCCATGCTGGGGTGGGCATGAGCGTTCGCGAGACCGCCATCGCGGCGCTGCACAGCCGGCTCGTCACGTCGCTCGCCGTTCGGAACCCAGCGCCGCAGGTGTTGCGCGGCGAGACCATCCCGCAGCGCATCCCCGCCGGTGGGCTGGTGGTCGTGCGCGACGGCGAGACGGTGGAGGAGACGCCGATCCTCTCCCCGCTCGCCTGGCAGATCGAACATCGCGCCGAGATCGAGATCACTGTCGCCAGCACCACACCCGCTGGGCGCAACACCCTGCTCGACGCGTTGCTGGTCAACGTTGCCGCGGCCATCACCGCCAACCGCACCCTCGGCGGCGCCGTCGAATGGGCACAGCCCGGCAGCGCCGCTTTCGAGGATGTCGAGTTCGAGGGCGCCGCCGCGGCCCGCGCCGCCGCCATCCCCGTCACCCTCTGGTTCACCGTCGCCGGCTCGCCGCTGGCCTGATCCCGCTCCAGGAGAAAGCCCATGCCCCGTGCCATCGGCGCGAATTGCCGCCTGCTCATGCTGCCCGAGACCGTCTACGGCACGGCACCCGGCAGCAACTGGCGGCGGATGCCGTTCCTGTCCTGCGACCTGGGTGCTGAGCAGCCACTGCTGGATGCCGACGTCATCGGCGTGGGCAGCAACCGGGACCCGGCCGCGCCCTTTCTGGACACGGTGACGGTCGCCGGCCAGGCGGTGGTGCCGGTCGATCTCATCAACATCGGCCACTGGCTGCGGCTGCTGCTCGGCGCGCCGACCACCACCGGCACCACCAACTTCATCCACACCTTTGCCTCGGGCGCGGCCGCACTGCCGAGCAACGCGATGGAGATCGGCTATCCCGACGTGCCGTCCTTCGACGTGTGCACGGGCGTGCGCGCCGACACGCTGGAACTGGACTTCACCCCGACCGGCGCGGCAACGGCGACCTTCGGGCTGTTGGGCCAGGGCTCCGCGCGCACCGGTGCCACGTCAGGCGGCACGCCGACCAGCGCGGCCTACACCGCCTTCAACAAGGCGCAGGGGAGCATCACGCGCAGCGGCTCGGCGCTGGCGCAAGTGACTGGCGCGCGGCTCACCTA